TATGACATCCTCACATTCTTTTAAATCAGATCTTAACGGCATTCACCACATAGTGCAAAATGTTATGAATTTGCATTCTAAAGAGCTTGTATTATTTTCATTAAAAGATTTTTTTGCACAAGATACTTTTTATCGCTATGTAACAGATCGCTATGGTTATGCCAAGGTAGTCGATGTAACCGATCTTCCATTGGATGCCGGTATTAATGATGATTCTACCACCAGGCTCTGTATACAAGAGGCTTTCCGAATGGAGGCGGACTTTTTCCCCGCCCTCATTGTAAGGTCTGGTTCCTTTAATTCTGTGCCAATCTCATTTAATAGAGAAAATTCTACGATACAGTGGGATAGTCTTATTTTTCAAGATGGCTACGGTAATATTAAAACTTTTAAAACTCCTACTCATTTTATTTTTGCCGGAGCCTGGGAAGGTTCCATCAATGTTGATGTTTTATCTCGTGATATGAGATCAAGAGATGATTTAGTGGATTTGGTATCTTTGCGTTTCGTAGATATCGCTTTTAACGAATTGGTTAAAGAAGGTATGATTGTAACGGGCGTATCTACGGCTGGACCAAGTGAGACGGATGATAGAAATCATAAGCTATTTAAAGATACTGTTACCCTAAAAATTAGAACGGAGTGGAGGCGAAAAATCCCCGTAGGTAATATTATTGAAATAATAAATACGGCTATTGAGTTTGGAACGGTGCCAGATGGCATTGTTTCGCCCAATTTAACAGTTAATAGTGAACTAACTCTTACAGAAGTGCTATCTAATTTATGATTTCAAACTTATGACGGTAATAATATCATATTTTACTGATAGTGCGGAAATATTATGAATAATGTAATTTCTAAGGATACAAATGGCTAATCTTCCATCGGGCGCTTCGACATTACCAGGCGTAACTACAAGCATAGAAACAAGTACTTCTGGAGTATCAGTTCCAGGCGGTGTGCGTTTAGCGCTATTAATGGGTACTGGTGCAAGAACCGAAGTAGTCGTTGCTGCCGCTGTTGGCAGTGGTAATGACGGGCTCAACTCCACCTACACCTCTACTGCCGGGCGAGATAGTCGGCATTTTATACTTAAAAATGCGCCCCTGATATCAAATCGAACACAATTATTTAAAAATGGCGTTTCCCTTACTGGGCTTGAAGAGGTTCCTGGGGTAGATACTTTTGATAATCGTTATGATTATCGAATTGATATTGCTACCGGTAAAATTGAATTACAAACAGCCTATCTAATAGATCAGGGTGGCACACTGTATACAACTGGTGCAGCAAATGTTGGCGATGGTTATTTGACCTTAAACGGCATTTCTGGTGTCCCAATATTAATTGATTTAAATGCACCCACTGAAACTTGGACGGTTAAATGCGTTTCCGTACAACGTGACGGTCTCGGCGCCCCCATAGCACAAACAGCTAAATTTTTAGCATTCGGCTCAATTTCGGGTATACAATTAGATTCAACGGGAACTCCAATTATGTGGGTTGCCAATAGCACACAAGTTAATAATAGTATTCTTAAATTTGCAATATCTGAAACAACGCCAGTCTTCCGTGAGGGAGATTACTTTACCCTTCAAGTTAAGGGCGGCGCATTAAATAAAAATGATTCAATAACTGCAACATATATAGCTACCGCAGATATTAATGATCCTGAATTTTTCACCTCAATGGATGAATTAGTATCTAAACACGGCTCTTCAACGCTCGATAATACGCTTTCTTTGGGCGCAAGCTTAGCCTTTGCAAATAGTCCTCCTGGCATTTTCGCAATGGAAACAAAGCCAGCCCTTCCTCGTCGAACCTCGATTATTTTAGACTCAAATTTTGACGCCATATCAAGCGATGTAAATACATTCGTAATTCCGCTACCTATCGGCGTAACTCCTAATTTTGATTCAAGTATTCATATATTTGTTACCGATCCTACTACATTGGTAGAGACTCAATTACTGCCAAATAAAGTTACATTTGATAGTTTAGTTTCGGGCACAGATCCTTTAGCCGCACCAACATCAACTTTTGTGTTTAGCGATATCGCTGCCCCTGGCGGCACCTCATTCTGTTATACGGTTACTTCAATTTTAAATGGTCAGGTGCTAAATTTTGGTGCAGACGGTTATTTGACTGCATTAAACTATTCTCTCTTATCAGATGGTTATTTGGACGGATCCTTTACTGTGCCAGGCGTCACTTTCACAGCAGCTTATATTGGTAAACAAGTTCAAATATTTGATGCCGTAAATTCTGTTGATAATAATGGCACCTTTGATATTATCGGCGTTGTTAATGGGGCATTAATTATTGATGGCAGTAATATTACTGAAAGTGCTCAAGTAAACTTCGTTAGCGAGGGCACTTTAGATTATGAGGTTATAGATCAAAATTCGGGTGACTTACAAAGTTATCTCGTATTGAATCATAATATCGTTCCAGATGGTAATTCACTTCGCGTCACTCTTGTTGATAACCGAGATGCAGATTTCTTCGATGCTGGATGGGTTACTGCACTCCAAAAATTGGAAACTATTGAAATAGATATTTTGGTACCACTACCACAACAAACTATGTCGGTTATTTTCCAAAACTGTCTCAATCATTGTTTAACGATGAGCAATCTTCGCAACAAAAAAGAGCGCGTGCTCTTTACTGGCGCAATTCAAGGATTAACTCCAGAAAATCTTACTGGAGCTGAGCCTGCCGCCGTAGAGGATATCGGAATACTTGAAGGTATTCAAGGCGATACCGTTGCCGAAGTATTATCTGGCAATACGGAAGATTTAACTAACTATTCAGTTGCGGATGGGTTTGGACATGCATTCCGAGCAATGTATTTCTATCCAGACGAGATTGTAACTGTTGTTGGTGGAGAGGATACTAAAGTTAGCGGATTCTATATCGGAGCGGCTGCAGCTGGATTAGTATCGGGCACTGCCAACATCGCAATGCCTCTTACAAATAAAGTAATTAGCGGCTTCAATATCTTACGCGATAAAACGCTATCAGTAACTACATTAGAACAATTGGCAGCCGCCGGAGTTGCCGTTCTACAGCCTGTTGCTGGCGGTGGAAGAGTGGTTTGGGGACTTACAACTACGCAAAGTGGTTTCCCAGAAGAACAAGAAATGTCAATAATCTTTATTAGAGATCGTATTGCCAAAACACTTCGCGCCGGATTTGCTGGATTTGTAGGTATGCCAGAAGAGCCAGATACAATGGTAATTTTGGCAACTCGTGCGGTTGGATTATTACAATCGTTTATTAATCAACGCATTATAACTGATTTCGCAGGTTTATTGGTTAGACGCGATTCAGTTGATCCTCGTCAATGGAATATTTCGGTTAAAGTACAACCCAACTATCCAGTAAATTGGATCTTCTTACGAGTTGGTATCGGGGTAATCTAATCCTTATTACATCTAAAATCAATAGTTATTCACTTTTCTATTGATTTTAGAATAAGGCATAAAAAGTAATATTATATAGTAAGCTTTTTTCTAAGGATAAAAATGGCAAACGTAACTTCAAATACAGGTAGTACACTTGAAAATGTGGACGGTAGTAATAGAACCGGCACAGGCATATCTACTCAAATTATAATTCGCGTTGGGGCAAATGCTGTAGGTGCGGTACAAACTATAGAAATTCGTGAAGAGCGCACCGTTACTCCTGTAGATGAAGTGGGCACAGACGGTCATATCGATAGCGTTCCTACTAAATCTACTAATATTTCTGGAACTTGTCGCAGAATTCGCTTCGATCAACAGCGTATTGCAGAAGCATTTAGTCGTGGATTTTTACACGCTAAATCACAACGCATTCCATTTAATATTGACATCTATGATAGATGGAATGGTGATGATTCAAATACAATCGTTACGACTATTAAAAATGTTTGGATTACGGGTATTGACTACTCATATGCGGCAGATAACTGGATAATTACAGACAATATGTCTTGGATGGCTGAAGACATTAGTAGCACGTTGGGCGTCGGTGGAGGCAAAGCGGCATCTGGCGGCTCTCGCGGTATCCTATTACAAACTGATGTTGCCGGTATTGAACAACAGACTGACGTTGGTAAGCGTCGTGGCGCGCTCGACGCGTCGGGACTAATTAG